GTTGGAACCTTTATCCCGGATTTTATCTGAAAGTCTTTTACCATTCCCTTTAAGGAAACAGAGGACATTGTTTTCCTGATTTTCTGCAGCATACCCTGGATCTGTGATGTACTTTTCGCAGTGTCCTGTTTGGCACTGTCCAGCGCTTTTTTCAATGGGCTCTTATCCGCTGTCACGGTAACCTTTAAGGTTGCAAGATTCTTATCGTCTGCCATTCATTTCACCTCCTCAGGGCATAAAAACCGGCAGTCGGGTTATAAGCCTAACTGCCTTCGTCTGTTTACTTCTACAATATATGCTTTTCTTCGTTCCCTATAATCTTCCATCTGCTGTTTCAGCTGATTCTCTTCCCAGGACTTTTCCTCAACCTCAAAAAAGCTTGGATAGTAATCCCAGGGATGAGGCATTGCCTCTTTATCACCAGCAACAGGTGCCAGGATATTAAGTGCAATCACTTCTGCTATAATGAAATCGTCCTGAATTTTCAGCTTACGTTCCTGCTCTTTTCTCCTGCCATAGCTTTCCAGCATGTCTATGATTTCATTTACAGAAGAATTCCAAAACAGGTCAATGGAAATACCTGCATCAAGGGCATGCGGGTACAATTCACTCAGAAACTCTGAGGTTGTCTTTACTGGTTCTCCAGTTCCTCCATGATGCTCTGAGCCTGTTTCTCCGGGAAAAAACCCGAAACCACCAGGGTAGGGATTACCACCTTTTTGAACAGATCAACCTGGTTTCCACCTTCCTCTGTCCAGGAATCGTAAATCTTCTGGATATCTGGGTAATCAATCCCATGCTCCCAGGGCTCCATAGCCGCCTGAATAATAGTCAACATGACCGACAGGGAGGGCATATCTTCCACCAGGTTCATAATATTCTGGCGATACTTGTTCTCCAGCTTGCCAATTGTAGAAGCTTTCAGTTTCAGTCTGTAATCCCTGCCTTTTACCGTCCAGTACCAGAATGGCTTGCGTTTCTTTTTCTCTTCATCCAGATTTACAACCTTTTCCTCTTTCATCTCGTCCTTTTCGGATACATCATTTAATCCGCCTAAACTCTCCATGTGCTACCTCCTTATGCCGGATCCACGTATACAATGTCGGACTGCACGATCATAGTCAGTTCGAACTCGATCACGCCGTTGACGCCTCCACCAGTACGTTTTACGGAGACCTGTGCGTCATACTGGATTTTGGTGCCATCTATATCTGACTCTTCAAAACTTAATACTTCTTTGTCCTCTGCCGCTTGACGCATAACACGATACGGGCTGTCCGCCTTAGTGTTATCGTACTTGTACTTATACACCATATCTGGTAAGTCACCAATTCCAAGCTCATACATCTTATGAGGGTCTGTAAGAGTTGTATTTTCTACTTTTTCCGGCTCTGAGCCAAGCTCCGGAATCTCTTTCAATCCCGGAAGGTCTTTATACGCAGAGCTTGCTTCAGATTTCTTTTTATATCCTAACTTTGCACCATTTGCTAACATGCTTCGTTCTCCTTTCCTAATTCAGCCAGTATACCTGGTCTGAATCCATATCAATAATTCCTTCGTACCTCATCTGCTTATGCTTCATGCCGGATGGATCCGGAACATCTGCACAGCCGATACGCTTTAACCCGAGAGCGGACACAGCCTTATCTACAGCAACTGCGGTTGGTGAGGTATTTTTAAGATCCCAGATATCAATGCGGTACCGTACCTTGGATTTATCTTCTCTCATTCCTTCTGCACTCCCACTGCCTTCAAAGACGCTGTTGTCCTCTTCGGTAAACTGAATGGTTGGTTCATTCCCAGCCCACTCTTTCGGGTATGTATCAGACACATGCTCTGAAACAGTGAACAGTGCCGCGAATACTTCATCTTTTACATTTTTCATTTAATGCTCTCCTTTATAGCAGCTGAAAAATCAGCTTTCATTCCTTCCAGGATCTGATCCTGGCTGTCTTTTAATGCTGGATACATGAATGGATAAGCGGGCTGTCCAGTGCACAGATAAAAGCGTCCGTCTGGAGTATCCAGGTAAAACCAGTGGTATTTCTCAGCCACACGCCTATCCACCTGGCTTTCATGGATCCACCAGGGATTCTGCGTATAGGCTGGCGTAATCTCTGGTGAAATGCCTGCATGGTTCTCCTGGCCTTTCGGTCCGGTACCAAATTCCAGATAGGTCGCATAAGGTTTATTTGTCCAACAGACACCAGTTGCCGTATCGCCGTTATCTTCCCCTTCTGCATAAATGCTCTGCCTGAGTTCCCCTGTATCCACATGTACATTCATAACGGCTGCGCTTCGTACAGTTTGGATAGCATTCCCGATTGCTTTATTCAAATCTACATCTGCCAGCTGATCCAGCTTTATTTCCAGTTCATCCAGACCTTCCGCGCTCATGTCCGTTCCACCTCCAGCGTCAGAAAACGGTATGATTTAATTGCAACAATCCTGTAATCCGGCTCAGTATTCTCACCGACGAACAGGCAGATTCCATCCAGTTCCATCAAATCAATACCATTATCCAGAATGTAATGCAACCGTCCATTTTCATCTGGCTTGATAGCATATCCTCCATCAATTTTCACATTACGGATGTACCCCAGTCGCTGTCCATACTGCTGCGCCTGGACTTTCCCGGAAGCAGGCCAGGATTCCCCAGAAAAAGAACTGGCAGCACTGTACTCTTCGTAAGTGCTGCCCTCTCTGTCCTTTTTTACCATCCGTTTTCTGTGATAATAAGTCTTAAGTCTGCTTTGCCTTAGTCTCATAGGTTCTGCCTCCCACTCTGGCTAGACGGAAACGGTTCAGTACATCATAAATCTGCCTGGGAGCATTGTCGAAAGAATAGGACTCACCACCTTCACTTCTGCCTGCCTCACCCTCTGTTCCCAGACGGTTCAAGGCAATCACAGCAAGATCGCGCACAGCTTTCTCAAGTCCGGTAACAAGCCTGATCCGGTTGGTATACCCCAGAACAAACGCTTCTGCCTCGTCAATCAACACTCCAATCAGTTTCTCATCATTGTTGCCGGTAAGAATTTTCAAACGCTCTATGGCTTTTACTTTCTCTTCATCCGTCAATCAAATCACCCTTTCAGGACACCAAGCAGTTCTTCTTTGCTCAGACTGGAATAACCGGAAAGACCTTTTTCCTTGGCAACAGCCCGGAGTTCTGCCAGGCCCATGCTGTCAAGGTCTCCAGGAGCTTTTGCCTCTGAGGATTCCTTTTTGGAATCCCCGGAAGTCTCTACCAGCTTATAGCCATCTTTAAGCAGCTGCTCGCACTTGGAAGCATCCACTTCACGTTCTACATTTTCTCTGATCACCCTCATGCTTTTGCCTCCTTGATATTCACATAAACGGAATCCAGTTTGTTCTCCAGGAGCCAGATATCATGGAATCTACGGTAATCCAGCTGCCATGCGTTTAATTTCTGGTTTACTAACGGATCAAAGATTCTCATGACATCCTGTTTTGTGATCGCAATTGGTGTGGTTACCGGGCAGATAAAGAAGTTGACATTCTTTGCGGTGGCTCCCTTTTCATAACCGCCCTGTTTCTGCCCCTCTGTCTTTCCATCATTGATCTTGATAGAAGTATACATACGGTTAGAGGATGTTGGAATAATCGGCACACGGTCCACAGAAGGAACCTGTGTGTCAATGCCGCCTTTGGAAAAGGTTGTCGCAGTAATTTTTCCAGCAAGTTCCAGTTCCAGCTCCATGATAAAATCAGTAGTTGCCTGGCATACAAGAGGTCCGGTATAGTTATCCCGTACCGCCTTGATACCTTCTTTAAAAGCTCTGAGCGCAGAAGTTCCAGTGGCTCCCGGAGTGTAACCGTAATCCACCATTCCTGCCTTTTCAGCTGTGATTGCTTCTGTAGCCACTTTAGAGATACGGTAAGCGTCAATCTCTGGAACTACGTGCATTCTCTGGAACTCACCCATAACAGCAGACGCTGTTGGAATGAAGTTCGCCTCGTTGATATCAATTGGATCAAGATTGAACAGACGTCCACGATCCTGAGTCATTGTTTTTGTCTGATAATTCAGAGTAACAGAGCCCTGTGTATATCCGTTATCCCTGTCGTAATCTCCCATTCCCTGAAGGGACATTTTCGGGATCTTTACTTCATTTCCACCGTTATAGATCACACGTCCTGCGTTGGCGTCCATCCATCCGGTTGTTGCTTCCTGTACTGCGACCTTATCCAGCATAGTCATAAATAAGGTTGCAGCTGCTAATGTGTTAATTGCCATAATTTATTCACTCTCCTTTAATTATTGCCCATCATGATGTTATACACCTGCTCTTCCAGGGCTTTCTGTGCGTCACCGCCAGGTGCCTTCTTCGGAGGCTTGCCGCCTTTCAGCTTTTCCTCCACTGCAGTCTCTACAGCTCTCTGGAACACTTCCTTGACTTTCTCCATGGATTTCTTGCAGGTATCAGCGTCTGAATAATCCAGTACCTCTGCAAGCTCCTGGGGAAGCCCATCACTGGCAAGGGTGTTCTTGGCTTCTGCCATCAGCTCCTTGCGTGTGATTGCTGCCTCTCTGTCAGTAAGTTCCTTTTCTCTTTTCTGCTGCATGTACTGCGCTTTTTCTTCCTTTGTCATCTTGGCGAGCTTCTCGGCTTCGGAAAGCTTATCATCCGCCAGTGCCTGCCACTTCTCCTGGGCTTTTGTCACTGCCGTATTGACCGCCTTCTGGACACGTCTGTCAAACTCCGCCTGGTTGCCGCCGGTCTTCAGGAAGTCATCAAAAGATGGAGGGGTATCTCCACCAGCTCCACCTTCACCGCCTGCGCCCTCGCCAGATCCACCGCCATTGCCGCCATCAGCCCCAGCGCCGTCTCCTCCTTCTGCAAAAAGCTGCAGGTTCATTGGTACTTTACAAAATGCTTTTACAATTCTATTTCTCATGTCTATCCTTTCCGCCCAGCCTATTCCCTTTCAGGGCCCGGGCCATTCGTTTCAGATTTTCTAGTTTACCCTCGTTTCGGAGCATAAAAATAAGACGCGTCACCCTGCGTCCCAGAGGGAGATAATTGGATCACCTATTCCTTTCTCTGTGCGGTCTTAGCTGGTTCCTTCACGATTTCAGCCATCCCTTCCTTCACCAGATGATCTGCTCTGGCCTCGTCCACATCCAGGACGGTACCAGGTTCGATTACCTTATGCAGACGGATGTCGCTGTAACGCTTGATTGCTTTTATTTTCATGGTTCTCACCTCCTCTTGCGCCGGCACAAATTTAATCATTATGTGTGACTTTAAATCCCCACTGTGGAAGAAAATTAATCTCATAATGGTACTTGTCCACATCCGATCCAGAAATGTCTTCAACTACATACATGGTATAGTCATTCAAATAAACATAGTCTTTCTGGTACTTCCCTTCTGCGGTCTCAATAATTACTTCCAGTTCATTTGAAGAGTTATTCTTCAGTGCAAATGTTCCAGTCAATTCCAACAGGATTGTATCTGTTCTGGCATTCAAAACAGTAAGTTTTCTGGTTACATTGAAGTTATCTGCCTCCTGTGAAATATTCGCACTCACCTGATCAGCTTCTGTGCAACCCGTAGCTACAAAACATACCAGGATTACCAGTGCCATTAATACTGCAATTCTTTTGGTTGCTCTTCTTTTCATTTTCTTCCTCCTACATTTTGAAGCATCTGTTTTCAAACTTCTTATAGGCATCCATATACAGTTCGTTCTTATCGCCGTTATATGTCAGCTCATAGTACATGCCATCTGGTACCGTAGTGCTAAGCAGTGCCTTGTTGTTCTGCAAGGTCTTACAACTCCATACCACATACACATCATGTACAGTCACCTGCTGCCGGTCTGTAACATCCATGTGACTATTGGTATACTCTGCAACTTTTGCTTTACATAATCTCAGAAATTCTTCATTCTCCATGTTGTTATTCCTCCACAATTACCCAATCATCTGCCAGCATATCCGCCTGTGATGCAAGCCATCCCATCTGAACGCCTGATGTTCCCACAAATGCGATTGCTTTATTTCCAATCGCTTCATGCTCACAGTTTATAATCCTACCAGCTGCTGTCTTATATGAAATACCAGTAGCAAGCTGAATGTACTGATTTTTTCCATTCCATCCTTTTCTTGCTACTTTCATGCCTCTTTTCAGGTATTTAATGGCTTCACCGAAAGAGAATGCTGCCTCTCCTCCAAGAATCGGACAATTCTGACCATCTGCAACAATCCATTCGTCAGAAAGAATATTCTGAATTGTATACTCGACATTCTGTGTTTCTCTTATGTCCATACAGCCACCATCTTTTGTGTGCATAAGGATTGTCTGAGATTCTTTATCCCAACACCAATATCCTCCCCATGATGGAAGTTTTACTCTCTTTCCACCTTTCATAGTCTTTAATGCTTCTGCAAATATCATTTTCTTCATCCTCTCTTTCTTAAAAATAAGCACAAAAATAACACGTCTTATGGCGTGCTATCATTGTTTTTGTAACGGTATTAACAATTGTTAGTTAGAAATTACCTTTTCTATATCATCCATAGTTGCGTTAATAGTATCCCAGTCAGCAGGCGAATCCCCTACATCCACAAGGAAATGTGTATCATCTAATATCTCAACAACTGCTGCCTTCCGTCCATCTTTCAGAAGGACTGTATCAAATTCTTTTATATGCATTTACTTCGCCTCCTTAATGTACGTACTGGTCAGCTTTGTTGTGCCATCAGCCTTTTTGATCCATGCAACAATTACATTTGCTGGTGTGTCCTTAAGGCCATACAAAACCATTTTCTGTTCATATCTATCACCAAATCCTTCATTTCCTTTGAACGTGGCCGGATACTGCGTTGTGCCTTCTTTCAACGCTTTCTGAAGTTTCTGCCAATTATCTATTCCATAACCCAAGCGATCTGTAAAGGCTCTGCCCTTAGGATAACCTTTCTCACTGTTCTCATCAAACAGATATTTCGTAAACTTAGGCTCTGGCAAAATTGCGTTTTCTGCATTCGGCAGTTTCAACTCTGGATGCTGCAGAAGCTCATTCCTTCTCTGGTAATCCAGCTTCATGAATCTCCATTTCTCAGGTTCATTATACTTGATTTCCTGGAATCCTGCAAAACTTTTTGGAATTTCTTTTCCCAGGGCTTTCTGATAGCGTTCATACTGTTCCCGATCTGATGCACTGTTCTTAGTAGCCTTCTCCTGCGCCTCAGCTTTGGCATTCCCTTTCACGTATTTCTCATACCACTGGTCGTAGGTCATATTCGCTGGCACCTTCTCTATACGGCCTGTAGCCGGGTTATAGGCGCTTCTTTTCATCCGGGCGAGAGTTTTTTCATCAATAATACTAATGGTTGTAGAACGGCACCAGGGATGCATGGGCGGATAGTTCTTTCCCGCTTGCCTCTCTGACAGTAAAAAGACTTTTCCATCCAGACTCCGACAGATCTCACTGGTACGTAAGTCCAGGGTTGCGAGATACCGGTATTTCTCTACGCTGCACTCCTCATAAGCCCTGGCGGTAAGCTCACCAGCTACAAAGCAGCTCTCTGTCCTCACCAACCGTCTTGCCTGGATAGCTCCCGCCCCAAACTTGTATTCAATAATCTGTGCTGTTTCCCGATCAGTACGGCCTGTGAGAAGACTGACCAGCATTTCTACTTTCAATGTCTGCGCCAGATTTTCTGTGTTCTTCCAGATACGCTTTGAGTAATGCTTTCCAGACCAGTTCATCCGTAGCACCTGATCAACCTGTTTCTGGCTGATATGGGAAAAGCTGAAGCCAAGACCGGTACGCTTCTGGACATTGTAAATAGACTGGTAATAAGCCCTTTCTCCCAAATCACGGAGGAAACTGGTGTCAAACTGCTGCTCCTGGTGATAGACATTTTCCATCAGCCCATCTACCTGCTGCATAACAACCTGTAGTCTTTCAAGCCTTGCGCGGTATGCCGGAGATTCCAGTTCCTGGACAAGCTCCTGCTTGTTCTTTTCTGAATAATCTTTATTCTTCAGTGTCTGCAACAGTTCATCTAAAGAAGTCTTATCCTGTAAGGTATCTAACAACCGGCGCGCTTCTGTCTCTGACAATTTGTGTTTTGTCATATACTTTTCAAATATATCTTTCGCAGCGTAAGTCAGATTCATAGAAGCACTTCTGTACACTTTTGCGATCAGATTAGCTGTGGCTTCCGCATCATCCAGATTCTTGTATAAGTCCCACACGGCGCGTCTTTCCCAGTAGTTGCTCATTCAGCATCATCCTTTTCAGATTTACCTGGTTCCTTGTGATCCGGATTACCATCTTGTGGTGGTGTGTTCTCCTGCATGCCAAAGACCTCCTGCTGCCGTTTCAGGTTCTCTTCTGTCTCTTCGTCCAGAGCTTTCAGTTCCTCGTCCACATCATCCACGAACGGTACCTGGGACAGTAGTGTTTTTCTGCTTACTTTTCCCCACAGGTTTGCCACAATCTGGGAGATCTCCAACAGATTCTTCGGCAGTGCCCTGGTAAAAGTCATTGTGATTCCGGCCGGATCCACACTCTTACCATGGAGCGCCAGATAATTGCAAAAAATCCGAATGCGCTTTCTTAAACCTTTTCTGTAATATCTGGTCTTTATCTTGGTGATGTTCTCCATTCCCAGGAGCTTAAACTCCATAGCCACACCAGACACATTTCCACCAAAGGATTCATCCGACATACAGGGAATATGGGAAAACTTGTGGATATCCTGTTCAATAGCCTTCTTCAGAATCTCAACACCAGATTCATCAAACGTCCTGGTCAAGTACTCTGCCTTCGCTGTGTCCGGCATTTCCAGTACCTTGTACTTTTTCAGCCTTTCTTTTGCCTTTTTGATGTTCTGATCTTCCTCTTCTGTACCAGGCTCATCCTCATCTGAGAGCAGCGTACCATAAATGGCAAGGATGGCATCAATAAACTGCTCCTTGTCTGTGATACGGTCGCTCATCAGCGCGTTGTAAGCGTCGATCAGAGGAATCTGAAGCTCAAAGTCACCGATTGCCAGCTTATTGTTTAGATACTCAATAATCGGGATTTCTCCCAGATAATGGGGAACTGGCAGTTCTGTTGTCAGCTGCGGTACTTCATTGTTCTGGATGTCCAGCTCATACTTGTAATTCGGCGTCAGCACGGTTGCTATGTAATGCTCCGGTCCCGTCCCCGAATCATCTTTCCGGACATAATAATAGACAGCAAAGAGCTCGTTTTCCTCTATGCTGTCATCTTTTACCATGAACGTATTTTCCGGGGACAGGTTCTTGGTCAGTAGATTATTCTCATTTTCTTTCACATACACATATTCATAAGCCAGGCCATAGATGGAAAGATCCAGACCATTATCACCGTCAGTCTCATCCGCCCCTGCTGTCTCCAATGAATCTGTCAAATCCTTTATATCAGCATCTGACTTATAAGTAACCGGATTTCCGATAAAATAACTGCTGGCTGTGTCTGAAATGTCCTTTGCATGGTTGCATACCAGCCTGTTTTCCCGCTTGGCATCTTCCAGGATCTTATGTTTGCCCTGGTAATAAGCCATGTTCTTTTTCAGATCTCCAACCTTGCTGATGTGCTTACTGATCAGCTGACGGATGATCCTTTTATCCGGTGCCCTCTCATCAAATTTTTCTCTTGGAATTGTAAATATATACATTGTTCTCACCTACTTATTTCTCGAAGTCTTGCTACCTTACTGCCAAGCACTGTACTCACAAAGTACCGTACAGCATCACAGCTGTGATCGTGCTGCTTAACAGGCTTGTCCTCCCCACGTTCCAGGGCTTTTTCGTCCCAGATGTAGGAAGCAAATTCTTTTATGGTTTCTGTACAGGAGCTGGCAAATTTCAGCAGTTCCAAATTCAGCAGCATTCCTACCAGGCGGATTCCATCCAGCACATCATTGTTGGCTTTCAGAACCTTGTACCCGCGTTTTCGTAGCTCTGCAATGAAGGAAGCTGCAGATGGATCCACGATGATTGCTTTTATCTTCGTACCATCCAACCATTTTTTTAAATCATCTGCATATTCAGAATCTGTTTTCTGTCTGCCTTTATCACGTCCTGAATAGTAATATTCCCGGATACAGTACCAGACTCCATCCCTGCCTTTGTTCCAGAGCAGGAAGACGGTTGCATTCTGAGTACCATAGTCACAGGAAACATATCGGTTGCCGTTGATCAGAAGCTGAAAGAAATCCTTGATATCGCGGACATGCCTGGCTTCATCAAACATATCATAAATAACGCCCTCGGCTGCTGCCCATAATCCCAGGATGTAGCGCTTGAAGAATACGCCGACGTACATGCTGCGGTATCTGGCTTTTACCTCTTCATCCAGGGACAGGTTGTCATCCATGGTGAAATGCAGATACAGAAGCTCTTTTAGTCCGGGATCTTTACCTTCTGCTTTTGCTTTCTGGCGGATCTGCTCTACCCGCTCTTTTCCCAGGTAGCCGGTGGACTTATCGATCCAGTTGACTTTGAACCAGTGATATGGTCCATCTGGGTTACAGTTAAACCAGAATTTGGAACCTTTCACAGAACAACGTCCTGTTGCCTGGTTGACAAAGGATTCCGGCATCAGCGCGACCTCATCGAAGAAAACGCCAGCCAGAGTAATACCCTGGATCAGATCCTGGGAACGTTCGTCTTTGCCACCAAAAATGTAGAAATAGTTTTCAATACCATTCTTCCGCACTACTACCAGATTGTCTGCGCGGTGATCTGTGATGGAGTAACCTCTTGACCGAAGCATGAGCTTCAGCCAGAACAAAACATTTCGCCGGAAGGAGCCGATTGTCTTTCCGCACATGGCAAAGTTCTGACCTGCAAAACTGCTCATTGCCCACATAACAAAAGACAGCGACATGCTGACGGTCTTTCCTGATCGGATAGCTCCGTCTGCTATGATTCCATCTTTGTCATGGACTGGGGATTCTTTGCACCACCAGGTCAGTACCTGTTTCTGCTTCTTTGAGAATGGAGAGAAGTGAAATGTCTGGCCGTTCTGTCTGGTTGTCCGGTTCTGCTTCATCTGCTGCAGGCGCTTCTTAAGGCTGCTTAGTTTCTCATACATCCTCATCACCCCAGACATTTTCGGCAGAAGCATTCATGGCTTCCAGGAAACCGTCATCCGTATTTTCCTCGTTCTGTCCATCCTGTTTCAGAAGCTCCAGCTCGAACTTCATAGTTTCAAGCTCCAGATGAGCATCATCATAGCCAAACTTATGCAGGGCTTCAATTGCCCTCTGGCGTCTGGCCTGTACTCTGGTCAACGCATCCTCAATGGACTGGATCTGGCCAAGAATTCCTTCGTATTCCCTCAGGAGTGTTGGCTTGCCTTTCTCCATTCCAGATTTGTACTTTGTAACAGACATTCCGGGAGGTGCTTTTTCAAGCTCATCCTCTCCTTGGTCATCTTCCGGATCCGAAGTCTGCTCCAGGAGTTTCAGGGCTTCAATCCGCTTTAACATCCTCCGTTCCCGGACAGTCAGCAGCTGAATCTCCTGCAGAAGCAGCTGCTCTTTATCCGGCTGTACTGCCTGGATCAGCTTCTGCTCATCTGGTTCTAAGCAATCAAAAAAGAGAGTCTCAAACTCTCCTGTCTTAACTGCATTCTTATTCTCCGGCGGACCGGTTGCATTTTGATTGCCTGGCTGACCACCCTTTTTCCTTTTTGCAACGTTGCGTTTTTCTTTTGCAACGTTGCAATCCCATTTATACCTATTTTTCCAACTTCGAACAGTACCTTCCGGCAGATTCAGTTGACTTGCAATCTCAACTAATTTCATGCCTTTCAGACACATGGCCCTTGCCTGTTCAATTCTTGGATCCGGCGCTCTGGCCATGTCTCATCACCTCTATTCGTCGTTTTTGGGTACAACAAAAGCAGCCCCGGGGAGCTGCCTGTGTGTGTTGTGTATATCACATTTCAACAGAAATTTCTTTTTCGTCAAGCACCGCTTCGTTTTCCCTTTTACTTAAGTTTCTATAGTACTGACTTTTCATCAAATTCATAATTACATCTGCTTTGATATCATCTGACTCACAGAATTCTTTCAATAATTCGTCGCGTTCAAATAAGCCACTATTTACACAAATTACGCCAATTCCCTTTATAGTAAGATTACTTACAAATCTATTGAAAATTTTAAAATCCTCTTCAACTGACAAATCAAATTTATCTTCCTTCATTTCTTTTAGAAAATCTCTATAACAATCTACTAAAGCCGTTACGTTGTTTTTTCTGCTAGAGATATCACTAAAATTGCAAGTTAAATAATTAGATATTCGTCTTGCAATTTCTCGCGCTTTAATTTGTCGTTGCTGTGCTACTATTTTTCCTAATTCTGCACTCTGGTTTTCCAAAACCTTTTTTCCTAGCCCATTAACCATTAATTCCATTTGTTGCATCATTGTATTTAAACGCGCAATAGCATCTTGAACCTGTAAAGTATCCTTATTTTCTCTCAAAGATTTCAAATAAGTTTTAAACATATCAGCCCACTGTTTTCCGAGAAAACTTTTTATCTCTCCAGATTTCTTAAACTCAGTTATTGAGATATTTCCAATAGTCTTTATGCTTTTTATAAATCTGAATACATTAATATCTTTTGTCGCTTTAAACCTAATTTCGCATTTTTTCTCTTCAATGTTCTGCATATTTTCTTCATATATTCCATATTCTGCGTACACAGAAGCATCAATAAAAACATATGCCGGAATTGATGCTTTTACAGCGGTTATAAATTCTTTTCTAGTCACGGATAAATACTCTTCAATTCCATCTTTGTTTTCTCCAGACGCAGGGCTACCATAATTTCCGCCAATTATTAATACTACCATATCAGCAGTCTTCATAGTTTCATAGCAAGATTCATCTAAACCTTTTCCCGGAGTATACCCAACATCCCCCTCTTCGAACATAATCGGTTCAAAATCATGTGCTCTTATAAAATTTGACAAATCATCTCTCATATATTTTAAATCATAAAAAGTGGAACTAACAAATATACGTGGCTTCATATGCTTATCTCTCCTCTGAGCCTTTTTCAACATAATACACCATCCCTTTTCTTTTTTCAACAAAAAGACATCCAACCCAAAAGTCAGATGTCTCTCTGAGAATAATATTTAAGGAGCCAATCGGAACACCAGGACTCGAACCTGCGACTCGGCTTAACGGCTCATGCTCCCTCCCGATCGGGGAGGTGTTCCGGTAGTGCAGTGAGCTCCCTCACACATGACTGCCCCGGACTCATACAACACGGAGTCGAACCGCGTACCAATGTGTCAGCCTGCACTGTAATATCATTTCGGCTCTGCTGTGGCCTCAGCAATTCCCTGGCTGATATCTGCCAGAATCAACTGCCAGGCTGTGACACCTGGCAATCACTTGTCAGAAACTTTTCACCACACTAAAAGGATTAAGCCACCGGCTCCGCTGAGCCTTTGGCTTCATTGTTATCTTACAACGACAAATCCGACTTTTCCGACCTTTTTCATTTAATCCCACACTTTTTCAAGTAGGCATCTCGGATATGTAATCTCGGATAGTCCGGGCTCTGGGAATATCCTGTCTTAGCCGCTATCTTCTCCCAGGTCATCCCATCCCGGTAAAACATCTTAAACACACATCTAGTCTGACCATCTGGGATATCGTCAATCCATTTCTCAATAACTGCCACCTGCTTTTTTTTCTTAGCCAAAGTCTTTTTCCGCCGGTTATACTTTTCACAGTCAAAACCAACTACTGTCTCTGGCTTCTTGGATCCGGATTTGCCATTGAGGATCACGCTGTTCCCCATGCCCTTGTCCGTCATCCACAGCTCATTCAACTCATATTCAAGGACTGGAAGCTCCATTTTCAGTTTCTTGTAACTGTCCAGGAGCTTCCTGGTTATCTTGACTTCTTCCACCTCTGTCACCTCCCACAAGCTGCTCATACTTATGTATCCGCTTCATGATTGCCGGTTCTGATCTGGCATCCTCCAAGAACTTCCTTGCCTTATCCGGGTTCATGCTTAATTCCCTGGCAACCTGTAGCACCCTTTTCTCATCAATCATCCGGCACCTCCACTTCCGGCCAGTCATTCGGCGCTATATAGCATCCAAAAAGATCATCACAATCTTCAAGAAGAACACAGCCTTCACAGTGACAGTCCCGATCAGCACAATATCTGCGTATTGTGTTCACTGCTTCAACTACTTCCTGATCTGTCACTTCTTTCTGCTCTACATCAACGATCTCTATCATCATGCTCACCTCTGTTTCTAATCATGCAGGAGCCAGGCGATCACACCGAAGGCTCCGATCAGCACGCCAACACCCATTGCAACGATTACATCTATCATTTCCTCGCCTCCCAGCTCCTGCACTCCCGACAGCGAATCTTACTGCTGCATAAGGTGCCCTTTATCATTGACAGCCTCGGACAGGTCGGGTGGACGTATACGATCAGCTCACCTACTCTGCCGGTACTGTGTTTACAGATTTTGTATTTTGGCATATCCATCTTAAGCATCTCTCCTTCCTACGCAAATCTTAATTGTCCTGTGGTTTCTTCCTTCATGCGGTCATTTCTGCAGATAGGATTTCGGGTGGCTACACAAAGTTCTGGTAGATTGCTTTTTACCAAGGCTGCCGGTATCGGAGGACATACTGCATTCCCACATCTCCGCACCTGCTCAGTTCTGCTATATGTCTTTCCTGTATAATCATGGTCGATAATGTAATCTTCCGGAAATCCTTGACAGCCGTAAAGTTCACTTGGTTCTAACATTCTCAGGCCAATGTCCGCAATTTGGTATTCAGTTCCGTCTATTTCCACAAGCCCAAATCTATCCTGCGCCGTAACTGTGTCAAGCGGTTCCTTTATGTCTTGTCCTGTGCCTGAGCCGTAATATTTAATCAAAAAAGCTCTCACTTCTCCAAAATGTCCAGCTGATGTTGTTATAGTGTGCAGTGGTTCACGAACATCTTGTCCTGTACCGGATTTATAGAATTTGCTCAGAAACGAGGTTACCAGTCCGTATCTGTTTGAGCTGTCAACCGTCATTACCGGATCTGCAATGGTCTGCCCTCGGACTTCGTCCTTTAACGTTTCAGAATGGTACTGTATAAGTAGAGGGCTTATAAGGCAATGCTCATTTTTACTTACAATAGTAGTCAGCGGATTCCGTACATCTTTGCTTCTGTCTGCTGCAAAACCTGTCTGTCCAATTTGAACCATATACGGCTCCACAATTCCATATCCATGCTTCCCTGTTATGGTCGGCATTGGCTCTCTGATGTCATTAGGCCTTCTCTCTCCACCATGATTACACTGAATGATAAACGGCTCTGGATTCTCAAGCACAAACTTTTTCAGTCCTCTCGCAATCCTCGCCATTGTCTTAGGTGCCAGTGGGCGCACTGCCCGAATACCATACTTCTCTTTGATTTCCTCAGTAGTATCAAAAATTGAAGGACACGGTCTGCTAAAGTCTATCTGGGTATATGCACCGACATAAGGTTTTAGGCTGCCATTCTTCACCTGTTCACTGTCTGCTGATCCGTGTGTAGGCTTTGGCCATACAATCGGCTTGCCATCACACCGTGCGATCAGGAAGAATCTCTTTCGCATAGTCGGCGCACCATAATCTGCTGCTATCAGCTCTCGAAATTGAACCTTGTAGCCAAGATTTATAAGCTGCTGCACAAATTTCTCAAATGTCTTTCCCTGCTTGGACTTGATCGGATGTTTTCTCCTGTTAAGTGGTCCCCAGGTTTTAAATTCTTCTACGTTCTCTAACATTATTACCCTGGGTCTTACAAGCCCCGCCCAGCGGCATGCTACCCAGGCAAGCCCGCGGATGAATTTGTCCTTTGGTTTTCCACCTTTGGCTTTACTGAAATGCTTGCAATCTGGTGAGAACCATGCAAGTCCTACCGGATGTCCATTGCAGGCTTCTACGGGATCCACTTGCCATACATCCTCGCAGTAATGTTTCGTGTTAGGATGGTTGGTTTTATGCATCCGAATAGCTTCAGGATCATGATTGATTGCTATGTCAACACTATATCCCGTTGCCAGCTCAATACCTGTAGATGCACCGCCGCCACCGGCAAAATTGTCCACAATTAATTCTCCATGAATCATTTTCTTTTCAAGAAGCCCGGTATACCCTTGCCCCGGCCGGAGGCTGGCTCCTTTCGTTTACTTTATGTTGCCTGCCCGCATCGGAATCCGCAAATTCTTTCACATCCAATGCAGCATTGCTCCCTGCATGGTTCGATATCGTCACCTTCCATTATCGACTGTAGAATCAGACTTTTCGCTGTAAACATTCGCTCACATCCTGTATCAGTCATAAATTCACAGGCATAATCATTAACCTTCTTTCCTTCCTCTCTGGCAATACACGCTTCACAGCCAATAGAATCTTTCAAAGTACAGATCACATATCCATCCTGGAATAACTGTATAGGAGCTGCTATGCAATCTTCTATGGAACTGCCTGTATACTCGACATAATGCTCACATTTACGCTCTGGATAAAAAGCACCGCCCCTGCACCAATGCCCCTGCTCACCTGGTTTATTCCAGTTACTCCAGCCAGTACGCGGCGGTTTATCCGGGAATATTTTATTGTACGGGTTTTCTTTTGCTCTAAAATCGTCCCAGCATTTTCCATACACACATCTGTGGGACCACCAAAGCAGACAGGTCTTGCAATAACAATCCTTACAGTACATTTGTGGGCTTGGATTTTCTGATATTTTCAAGAAGTCCGATAACTCCATCTGGCCCTCACAACTATAATTTTTGATCATTTCTTTTAAGTCTTCTTTCAGCCCAGAAACCTGTTGATAAAATACTGCTGTCCCTTTCCGGTGACTTTTGTTGTTCTGGTGACTCTTACGCTTCCATCCGGATTAGTAATGGTGGTTTCTTTTACCTCAAACAAGCCCATGTCTGCTGCCTTCTGGGTTGGCATGTTTCGACTGGATCCGGATTTTATCAGATAACCGTTTTCTCTCATCCATTCAAACAGGCGTTTCTGTCCTGTCTGGACACCATTCTGGCAAATGAGTTTTGCAAGGTCTCCGATCAGAATTGATGTATTGCTGGCTGATACGGCATCTGCAAAAATGGTTTTCGGCTTGTCCGCTTCAATCTTTAACCTCTGCTCTTCAATTACCTTGTCTCTTTCCTCGATTTTCTTCTGTGCCACCAAGACGGCCTTGGCCATCAGCTCATCATCAGAAAGATGTTCTTGGCCAGCAATGTAACCACCGTTCTTTCGGATAGATGGAAGAACTTCCGATGTCACCCATTTCTTAAATCTCTTTGCTGATGCAAGCTTACTGGACAATATAAGACTGTAAAGACCAGATTCTTTGATAAGCCAACCACCACGCTGTCCTAAACTCGACGCTGATTTGTCGTTGAGTTTGTCATCCTCATCAACATGCATTGCAATAGCTTTGTTAGGATCTGCGTACCCAAGAATCACCGCCACATCTTTACCAACAAACCACGGTTCATTCTCAATAATTACAGTTCGGATTTCTCCAAACTCTGCATTCTTAAAAATATGTAAATCATTCATTAACTCTGTTCTGTCCCTCCTGGCTTTTCTTTAACAGCTTTTTTTCATATTCCTCAAAGTCATATTCCCTCTGTGGAAAGTTATTGAACCGGTTCTTACTGCCCTTTGCTTCTGTCTTCCTGGTTCTTGCTTTTTTCAGAGGGTAGAAGCTCTTCCATCCGTTCATAGCGGATTTCTTTACAATGGCAGTCAGCTCCTCTGGCTTGTCAGACATGGACAGGAGTTCTTCCCTCAGAAGCTGTACCTGTTCCTTTGTCAGACTGTCTCCATTGTTCTGTCTTATCTTCAGGAATAACAGGAAGGCATCATTCAGAGAAGAATCTTCAAAGTATGTACCCGGCGGAGCCGTATATATATACTCTCCTTTCTTTTCCTTTCCTTTTGTATCATTTTTCTCGGAATTATCTTCATTTTTCCTGGAATTATCGGGATTATTCTCGGAATTATTTAAAGAAGGGTTCACTTTAATAAAGGTCTCCGTTTCTTCTTCCGGAAGGAGCCAGAAACCCTCTACTGTGATCGGATTTTTCAGTGCCCTGGCTTTTACCATTGCCTGATATCTCCGCTGTATTCCGGCAGAGGTCAAGACCTTGTCCGACTGGAAAAGTGTGTTATCAAACAGTGACCGTTCCAATAAGAAGTTCAAGACCTGCTTCACCTTATTGCTGTCCATGCTCAGATCATCTGAGACAATGAACTCAAAATCCTCATCAATCTTTAAATAATATCCTGCTTTGTATATCTCACATAGAATATACAGATATAAGGTAACCCCGTCAGCCCCATAACGGGCTTTCAGGATCTTTACCTTCTTGTCTGAGAAGAAATCCACATCCAGGCGAAAAAAGCGATTTCCTTCCTGTTTCCGCCTTGCCATATATGATTAAGCCTCCAGTTCTTCCAGACAGATCTCCAGTCTTGGTCTTTCGCTGTACTGCTTTCTTACCTGCAGCTCCACGACCTGTGTATCATCCCGGTATGCCACCTCATTAAGGGCATCCAGAACAGCTTTTACAATGTTGTCAATATCGGGCTTCTTTGTAGGAAGTAGCTCCCCGCTGAGCATGGCTGTCTTTTTCACCTTTGAACTGCTCTTGGGAATCTCATAAAAAGCCTGGATCCTCGCTTTGATATAGGCTCCCTCTGAGAATCTCTGTTCCCCAGCAGCCTCCATATAGCGGGTAGCAATAAAATTCTCATACAGGACCGTTTTATCCGGTGTTGTGCTGCTCATAGCCTTTTTCTTGGCATTATAGTAAGTACGTGCCCTGGCTTTTCCCTGAGGCTTACCAGGCACTGTAAAACAAATTGCTGTCATAAATATAAGTCTTCCTTTCCGCTTCCCCAGCCTGTTTAAGACCAGGGAAGCGTTCTATCACGCGATAATAGTTAAACGCTTGTAAAGATCTTCCTCGCTCTCAAGGTTGCGCACAAAATAATCTCGAATTTCTTTCATTGCAACATTCTTCCAGAGACCACCTTCGGCTTCTACAATCTTGAATACCGGAGCACCACCAGCGTCCTTGATACGGAAAACAAACTCACTTTCCGGCTGCTTCACTTCCAGGAAGGTCCTGTATGGGATAAGGGTAACCGGATTCGGAACCAGAACATCTGCTTTTGATGCAATCCCCTGCTTAATGGTTGTCTTCTGGGTAACGCCGTCATCACCATAATTGGCTGTTGTTTTTGCCTCAACATTTCCAGATACTTTCAGGATAGCTTCCAGATCGGTGTTCTCTTCAAAGTTTGCCTGCATTTCAATGAGAAAACGCTCCTGATCGTACCACTCATCATAGCGGAAGCGTGGAGTCTCAGCCCTGCACACAAACAGGCGCTCTCTTTTTCTCTCTGCATTCAGACCGGAATACAGTTCTACTTTTGTCGGACTTATCACATGAATGATCATGGACTCTCTGAGTTCCTTGGTACAGTTCAAGATATAATCGATCATGCTGCTCAAGTTGGATGCCTCAATTGGCTCCGCCATAGGTTCATCATCATATCTGCTCAGGTTCTTATCACAATAGGTCTTACCCGCAATCGTGACAACCTTCGGTTCCATTGCTTCTGCCTTTAAATCTGTAATATACTTGATTGCTTCTTTGATCATCTTTCTTCCTCCTTATGCCTGTCTGGCTCTTAAATCAATTACATTGTCCGAATGTTCCGCCTGGTCAAAGATCTCCCCTGTGGAAGGATCAACCTGTCGCGGTGTTTTTTCCCTCTCATCAAAGGAATCTGTTACCTCCTCAATGGTCACCTGGCCTGGGATCTGGCTGCCGATTTCAACAGCCTCCACTTCATTTGTACGGATGTTCTTGCCCATGCTGAGGGCTGTCACAGCTCCAAGAGCCGGTGCCAGGGTGGATTTTGCCTGTACTCCCGTAGTAACAAAATTCCTTGCCTCATTCGGCTTAAATTCGATCACAACAGTGATCCTCCGCTTGGCAGTTGCGTCTGTGTTCGGATCCTGGATGTTCTCCGTCACCTTCTTCAGCTCCCTGTTGATCTGTTCCGTAAACGCACCATTTGCGAATTTTTCCATGTCAATATGCTGCATTTCTTACTCCTTTCCTACCTGACAGCATGAACAGGTACTGCCAGATATCAACGTATTGTGATATATAATGACGCATTTCCATGATAGGAAGCACCACTTGCTGTTTATTCTGCTGTGCCCTGGTTGTTTACGGCTTCTGCAGTTTCTGTACCATCTGGAGCCTCCTGGGATACTTCCTGGTAATCAGCATCAATCGGCTCCTGTTCGTTTGCCACCTCGGACATATCTACACTGAGCTCGGTCTTCACACTCTCATCATTGGAAAGCTGCATTACAAAGTCAGATTTTAGAGGTGCGTATTTCAGACATTTCTTAATAACGGTTTTCTTTGCCATTTCTTCATAATTCGTTTTCCAGGGACTAAAGCTGCTAGCAAAGCTCTGGCTGAATCTTCTGGCATGATTATCAATATCTTCTTTACTCATCACTTCGAAACCATATCCGCCGTTCTTTGCTTTCCAAAGCGCATACACCAAAAGCATTTCCCCTCTGTCCTTAATAGCCGGTTTATGTACCAGTTTGGGCTCCAGTCCCAATTCATACTCAAACACATCATTCTCATAAACACACTGGGCCTGTACAGTCTGAATGTTGTCATTGCGGTAAACCATGTCAATCAGCCCTTTATATCCAATTTGGAACTGGCATTCCAGCTTTCCATGGTTCTTGTATGGAATCAGATATGCCTGTCCAAGTGGTGTGTTTGGTTCCAGACCGAGCTGCGCCGCATTCATAAGCGCACCAAGGAAAGACATCTGGCTGCACTCCTGTAGCTTCGGAGTGGTATTTAAGGCGGATAACGCCATTCTGGTAAAACGTTCCGGGGTGATCACCTTGGGAAGGGCTTTCTCAATCTCCGGCTTCATGGACTTGGTAAGCTTTACTTCCCCTTTATTTCCTGTTTTCTCTGCTAACGCATCTTTTACTCCCATTCTCTCTGCCTCCTGTTATGCAATCTCTTTTACAGTAAATCTTCTGCTGGATGACTCTTTGGCATATTCCTTATAGATATCCGGATGATCTGCCTTCAGCTTTTTCGAATCTATCCGGCTCGATACTATGGATTTCCATGTAATTGAATATTTATCGGAATCAGCCTTCTCCGCATCTTCCATAAAAAGCTTAACTTCCTGCTCAATCTGCTTCTTTTCCTGGTCCAGCTTGTCCTGAAGTTCCAGGATCTCTGATCTTCGTTTCAGCTTTTCATCGAAGCCAATCAGGGGAACAACTTTATCCGAATCTGAATTTTTAAAATATTCGGATAAAATCTTATCTGCAGCTTCACTTCCATCCGGAGCCGGCATCTTTTTAGCCAGTACATTGTTATTCCAGAAAGAATCCTTTTCTACTTCGATCAGCATCTGGATAACACTCTCATCACGCTCAATCTTTCTCCACACGAACTCCCTGCCAAGAATCACACAGGCAATATACCAGGCATCAGCCCCGGTCACAGCCATATAGTGGTGGCACTGGATTTCATAGGATTCCGGGATATGTCCATCTTTCCATTTATCTGCAGAATAGGCGGAAGCTGTTTTACACTCCAGTCCCGCGTTCTCTCCTACAATCAGCCGGTCTACGTTGGCCAGCATAAAAGGATTTTCTTCCATATAAAAAATAGAATTGGCGCGGCGCACTTTTTTTTCGGTCTCCTCCATGAATCTTCTGGCTACATATTCCTCAAGATCACGCCCCTGTCTCATGGACTCATTGTCTTCTTTCTCAGTTACCTCTTCCTGGATTTTATCCTGATATACTGAGATTGCTGTTGCATATGGATTCAGCCCGCAAATACTTCCGGCATCCGAACCGCCGATTCCTTTCTTACGGTACTCCAGCCAGGTCTCATGATCCATTCCTGAAGTCGATACTAATCTGTTTAATTTCATCCTTATCTACCCCTCTTCAATTCACGTAATTCTTCTACAGATCCAAGGTCTTCATACTCGCCCAAACGGTCTGCCACCGTTCCAAACAATACGGTCTGCTCCTGCTACCACTCCAAGCGAATAGAAGATGCTCTGCAGCCAGGGATCCTATATCCGGTTCCGTTGGGATTTGCAATTGTAATTCTGTTTCTCATACTTGATTTTTCTCTCTTTCTCCTCTACAATAAGAGGGTGATAAACTGTTTTTGTCCATTTGGACACCGGATCCTGATGAGCTCCCACTCTCAGGATCCATTTTCTTTCACCAACTGGGTAAGATGCTCCCTGGCTGCTTCGTAGTTTTTAACGGATTCTTTCATCAGCGCTTCGTCACGATAAATATCATAAGTAGTCATTTTGCTTTCTGGCGGTTCCTCCACCCAAACCCGGCATGGATATCCAGCTAATCCTATTTCGAAACTTATATGGATTCCGCTTGCTATAGCTTTCTTCGAAAGCTCATACAACTCATCTATCATTTTTTCTAAAATCATGGCCTCCTCCCTTCCAGCTTGGCTCTTCTTTTGGGCTACATTGCTGCTCATTAATTTTTCAGTAATGAGTGAATCCAAATTACAACTAAAATTCCTAGCGCGACTAATTCACCAACGCTCATGTTCTCTTCCCTTCTGGCTCTGTGCCCTGTATCAGCATCCACGCAAGCATTGATAATGCCATTGCTCCTGCAACCTGCAGTCCGTCCCACTGCCAGAACGGCAGGTATGTAGCAAGGGTGCCTATGATGACTGATATGATTATGTTACGCTTCATTCCCAGTCTCTCCTTCCACAACAGCCCGATTGCTCCAACCGATCATTTGTACCAGCTTTTCCGGATGAAATGCCGGAGCATACTTTCTGGCATTGCGGTCCAGGAGCTGGCGCCGATAAGTAAGATAATCAATGAACACCAGAACGTTGATCAGGACAATGTTTCCATCCCGGATAATGGCGTAATCGTTGTAGCGTCCATTTTTTATCTGATTCTCAATTTCGAATAGTCTCGTTCTTACGGTTCCAGTGCTGATCTGGAATTCCTTTGCGAGTTGCTCTTTTTTCATGTATGGATACCCCCGTATGGATTCTGTGTAAACCATCTTTTATTTACCTCCTTTTATGGATCATGGTTGTACGGAGTTACTTCACCTTTTTCATAACCCCTGTCCGGTTTGTGTACGAACGGTTCTGAGCTTGTTTCTCCTGTTTTCTTACATCTCCAAGCAGCCGTTCCAGATCACTGATCACCTTCCGGTTCTCTTTCATCCAGCTACAGATTGGATCTGTTGCTTCTTTCATGTCTTTTGCCTTTCTCCGCTTCCGTCGTATATCCCGCAAGGTAAATCCCTGGCAGATATAGTCATACTGGCTGTTTTCGTTAAGCTCGATATTATGTAAAATATCCTGTGTCTGGCGATCCATATCATTTTCTGTGAGAATTGCCAGCCGATTAGACTCTTCACAGGCACGAAGAAAACTCAAAAAAGCATTTAATTCAGTGCTACAGTTAGCTATTTTAATCACCTCTTTCTGTCGAAATGTCTCGAACTGTGTTGCGTAAAATAGATAACGTATCCTTATTACTCTTAATTGTCATTTCACACATCTCTTTAACATAACCATCTACCTTTTTGAAATAGTAAGTGGCTAATATTTTAGTAGTGATCACTGACGCTAAAATACTTGCTCCAATAATTTCCATCTTGCTTCATCTCCTTTCTCTCTCGATTCGTTCAAAAAAAATCTTTAGAGAATCTTTTGGACTGCACTGAACTCCCCAAGGATTCCCTTAGCTTCATCCAGTACAATTTTTGCTTCATCACACGAGAGACCAGCTTCGGAGAATTTGTTTATTATTTCGGAAACAAGTTCTCCGATTTTCTCTCCGTCAAAAACGTTTCCATTATTTAACTGGACACTTTGAAAATGCATCTCTGCTCATCTCCTTTCACTTCTCCAGAAAATATTCGTTTTTATTGACATTCATCTGCCTTTCTCCTATTCTTGTAATACAGGGTAGTGACGTACCCAAGTACATAGAAAGGAGTATTTGTATGACTTTTGAATTATCCGATACAGAAGCCATTTACCTCTACGGTATATTGAGGAAAGAGCTAAAGAGTCTGGAATCTGTTAAACCATCTTCTCTTGTAAAAGCTGATGTAAAACTATATAAAAGAATCATCAGTAAAATGGAGACTGCTGCTTCGCAACTTAAAGAACTTCCTATTTAGATTTTGGCTCTGCGTTTTGCAGGGCCTTTCGCGTTTTAGGAAGCCATTCCGTCGCCGGAATAAATTCTTCGATTGTTACCCTGTAATTCTTTTTTCTAATTCGAACTATGTCGGAATACTCTTTTCTCCCTCTCAGCAGCAAACGGACCAGTAAGGTTTTCACTCTGCTTCATCTCCTTTCTGTTACTTCTCCAA